GCACTGTTCTGTGCCACACCAGCACACGCCGAGACAGTTGGCGGTGTGTCTGCTACTGCAGCGCCCGTGGCGAATAGCTCAGGCTCAGTGACCAATCAAGCTATCCAGGTTTTACAGGGTCCATACGTAACCTCTTCATACGGTGACGGGATCCAGTGTCAAGGTAGCACCCTAAACATTACTCCGTATGTAACTACATCAGGAAATTTCCAGCGTCCATATGAAGATTACTGGGATTCACCAGTGTACGACATGAGAGATATGGACGAGGATGGAGCACCCGATAATCCTGGCTCCATATTATACTACGTTCCGACAAGAACTGGACAAAAAGAAATATACAATCTCGGTGTAGGTTTCTCTGCTACATGGTCCATACCATTAGATAAAGAACAGATTGCCTTGTGTAAGGAAGCAGCAAAGAATCACAATGCTTACAGAGAACAACTGCTTGCCAATAAGAGATTAGATTTTGAGTTAGCCCGTCTTAAAAATTGTGGGCAGTTGTTAAAGGAAGGAATCCGCTTTCATCCACAAAGTAGATACGCTAAGGTGTGTGCAGATGTGGTTGTGCAGAACGTAACTCACATCAAACCACACGTTCATACCATTCCATCATCAACAAAAGCAGAAGACCTAGGTGGAGAAATAACTATCGGTTCTTTCGATTAGGTTTAGGTGCTTTGAGTGGAGGGAGTTCTCTCTTCTGACGATACTTATTGGCAGTAATTTCTGCCTGAGATAACTTACGAGGTTTCTTTCCTAAGAGTTTCTGAACTCTCTTAATAATTTGCTTAACTATAGGTTTGACAACCTTGAGTAAAAGAGGAGTTGCAGCGGCGGCAGCAGTCGCCACAACAGCGATAGATGCTGTAGTTGTAACCTGTGCCACTGATGGAACTGCTTTGATAACTTGATCAACTATCTGCAAATCTTCTTTGATTGGAATACACTCTTGTCCTACCTTTCTGTATTCAACAATCTTTTTAGTTCCACCTTCTACCAGGGTACCGATAGGTTCCTTTAGTTCCTGTGCTTCGGTAGGGCACTTTGCTGCCTTAACAGCATTGGTAGGTATGTCTGGTGTAGTTGCTTCTGGTGCTTTAGGTGGATCAATCTTAGGGACAGGAGCAGTTCGCTCGATGACCATGTTCTCAGGTTCATACTGAATAGGATCGAACGATGGTACAGTTCCATCACAGAAAATCTTTGCACCTTTAGGATCATCGTTCACCACATTCTTATTGTCACCACTCTTCTCGTGAGCAGTGACACATCCAGGCATGTTAACGATAGGTGTTCCTATCAGTGTTGTAACAGGAACAGTCTTGGGGATTGTATTAGGAACTCGAATATCCCAGATTTGTGTCTCTGGGATACTGATGTCTCTAATTTGTACATTGATATTAGGGATTGGATCCATAGTCTCTATACTCACCAAGAATATCTAAGACACGATTCAACATCGTGTGAGCACCTTCATGGAAGTCGCCACCTTTATGAATCCAAGATCCATCGTATAGTTCGTGCTTCAATTTCATAACACGACATTCCAACTCATTCTTTTGAACGATCATATTTCTACTCATAGTCCAGGAACACCTAGACTAGCACCACCAGGCACAGGACCACCAGTTACGTCAGGAAGTTCTGGCATAGCAGCATCCAACATTCCAGGCAGAGCATTAGTAATTGCTTCGGTAGCAGCTTTAGTTACCTTTGCTTTTGCATTTTCGATCATGGCATCTTTGTTAAGATAAACATAGACACCACCACCAACAATGGCAGCAGATAAAGCAAAAGACGACACTGCGAGTACATTGATTAGTTTTTGCATGATTATACTTTCGATTGATTTTCTTCTTCTTTCTTCCCAATAGCAGGTGCTTTCTTTGGAGCGCTACCATTTCTAGCAGGACTCAATCCAAAAGCAGCTAAAGAGCCACTGAAGACCGAGGCGATGAAAGTGGGATCGAAATCTAGAATCTTCTGACCATTAGGTAAGCGAACGTAACTAAATGTAAGAAGGGATGCAGACCAAATGAGGACTACAACTTTCACTAAATTACCAAGAACTTCACTTTTATCTTCATCGTTTTCCTTCTCTACAGTTACATCCTTTTTATTTTCAGACATAAAAAAGAGGAGCTTGTAGGCTCCTCTATTTAGGGTTGCACCATGCACGCCACTTGTTTTTGTGAGAAACAAGAAACTCCGAGGGTCACAGGACCATCCCGACCAGGGTTTTTAAAGACTCTCCATGTCTACGACACAACGTCGCGAACATAACAAGGAACACGATCAGGATCTAACCACTTGGTATACTCAAAGTCTTCCATGGCATAGTCAAGTTGAATAGAGTTGTCAAGCAGATACATGTCTTTGTACCTGTTGTTCCACTCGTCAAACTTTTGGATGCGATAGTCAGGCATACCATTGAGTTCGATAGTACCGCGCTTGATATAGCGGTAAGGGAATCTCTCAAGGATAACCTCTGTCTTAGGAGGCTTCTTCGTGATTTGTGTAGAGGTCGATGTCATCGTCGTCTAATTGAATTTTGGATGGGTCAGCAGGGACCATCATTACTTTACTACCATCTGGTCGAACAATACAATAGACAGTGCCACTTTCTGTACTGTCCACTAGTTCTTCCAAACGATCTTGTGCTTCTTGTTCTGTGATTTCTATGATTTCCATTTTCCTTTGCGGGGAATCGGGCATGTAGGATTTGAACCTACGACCTCTCGCTCCCAAAGCGAGCGCTCTACCAAACTAAGCTAATGCCCGTTACTGAGTAACCAACCACGTATCATGTAAGTCTGTCGAGACTGGATACTTTATACCACATTTTACATCATAATAGTTAATATCGCAACACCTAGTTGCTCCAAGATAAGTCGGTGGTGGTAGTGCCTCACATCTAAAAAAATGTGATGACGTAGGAGAAGACTTGTAGTTACATTTCAGAAGTTTATCTGGTTTGTAGTCCCATACATTATACATCAATGTCCACCTATCTGCACTACCAACAGTGACACCATGCATGTATCTAGGATTGAAGGTCATGAATTTTCCTTCACCTGGGACAGAGTAAGTAACCTCACTAGGTTCTTTAGGTGCCAGTTCACCTTCAGAGATTCCACTTTGACTGACATTAAGTATGACAGTAGGAGACATATGATTATTCAGATATGTAACCGTAGAAAGTAAAGGTGTTTTAATTCTTCTGGTAGTGTATCTATAGTGCTCGTCACAATCAATATGGAATCCAAGCATCTTATTGTCGTCAATAAAATGATGTGTCCACCACTCAAAACCTACAGCATTAGGGTAATGATCTGCCAAGTAAAAATCAAAGCAGTCCAGGATGTATTGCTCAACAGAACAAGTTGGCAGATCATTTAGACCTAACCAATAGTTCTCAAAGCAATTCAACCTTTCCATCTCCTCACATTCATTACGGAGGAGATCGGTGCTCCAGGAATCAATAATTTGATCGTAACTCTCTACATTCATTTCACAATCAAATTGTTATTAGGTGTTTGAATGAGAGAGAACATTTGCTCATACTGTTTAACGACATCCTCTTGTACCTCAGTGATGTACACAGTATAACTCTTCTTCATCTCTAGCGGAACATCTCTGCCTTTGAGCAGAGGAGACCAGGGAGCAAACCCCAGACTGCCCTGACCATTAGGGATAGCAACAATAGGATTAGTCAAGACAATAGTGTCTTCTTTCTCTTCCAAAAGGTCAGCGACTACATCTTCACCAGACCACATACGAATCAGTTTAACATTCATTTGAAATCAACGTCGTTTAGTTTTGTTTTTCTTTTTCGGGGTTTGTGTTTACCAACCCCGAGACCCTTTTGGGGTTTAGGTTGTTTAATCTCTTCCACAAGGTCAAGATCATACGCACCTATAAGTGTACCACATACATGTGCTCTGTTGGGGCATTGACATGTTTGGAAATCATAAGCATGTCTGGATGTCACCACCTCGTTACATGCCTTGCAGCGAATTGTTGTCATTTGTCTTTTCAATATCTAAAAACATAAAAACCATATCATCATTAGAAAAATTATATCCTTCGTGGACGTGATCCATCACGTCATATATCTTAGGTTCACCAGCAACCCACGTTTCTTTGTTACCCTTCCAGATCATATAACAATCAGTAGGATGAACTAACAAAGGTATCTGTATCCTTCTGTAGGGTTTGGGATACACAGGTGGATCTTTGTGTGGTCCTAGTTCTGTTCCAGGTGTGAAACATGCCATCGTTGCCATCAACACCTCTGGAGATTCTAGTATAGAAAAAATCTCAGGATCTTTTACAATACTTTGTCGGGTTCCTACCCAACCTTTACCATGACCCTTCAACCAACAGTAATAGATATCCTGATTAGAATATCCTACTGCGGTAGGTGCTCTCTTGAATGGGAAGTCTTGTTCGATTGCCCAATCATATAGTTTTAGAACGTCAATCAGTTTCATATGGGAGATACAAGGATCGAACTTGTGACAGTCTCGGTGTAAACGAGGTGCTCTACCGCTGAGCTAATCTCCCGAGGCGACCCAGGTAGGATTTGAACCTACGACCGACTGCTTAGAAGGCAGTTGCTCTATCCGCTGAGCTACTGAGTCGTGTGGTTCAGTCATATTCTACCACAACTTCCTCAGCATCAAATAGATTTCGATATGCTTCGTAAAGTTCTTCTGCTTCCTCAATCTCACCGTCAGCGATGAGTTGATGGATTTCATCGATAAGAGTGTCTGTCGGGCGAGTCGTGGTAAGCATGGTCCTGTCTCCTGAACGTAAAAAGTATAACAGGACCGAGGGGTTATGTCAAGACGGTCCTTGGGAATCTAATGCTAAAATTTCTTCTTCTGTTGACTGTTCTATCCATTCATAAAACTCCTCATAGATGCAGTATAGATCGTTTAGACGACCTTCCTCATTTAGTTGTTCCATCCTCTCACCTGCCCACTCTATCGTCATGATTATTTGATCCTGAAGATTCATTGGACAGTTTTCCATAATAGTCTTTCTTCATATACCTTCCTAAAATATTGGAGTTGTAAAAAGCAGGTGCTCCGTTTAACTCCTCACCCAGTACATTATTTATGAACAATTGTTTGGTTTCCTCATAATTACATGTACCTTTGGTTTGATGCAGACTCAATATAACTCTAGTGAACGCTTCATTCCCAACTTGTTTGCGATCTGAATTAAGTTCGTCACTACTTCCGTAGTATTTCTTCCAGTCGCTTTCACTCTTAACTCTCCTAGACTTACCTCTAGGCTTTCGTAACGACCAGAAATACTTTCTCCCAATGTAACGCCTACCAGTAAGGACGTTAGTGATACAGTAGACAAAACCATAATGTTCCCCAATGTCTTCAGACAGGAACGGCTTACCATTGTAGATCCAAGGGTTCTCATAATCAATCAGGATATCCGTCGTCATCATCACTATAGGTGTAGTACCCCTCTCCGTCAAGGTAAGAGTCTTTGTCTGCATAAACTTCCACTTTCAATTCGGAGAGGAGATTCTCTAATTCTTGGACTAATACTTTTAGTCTGCTTTTATCCATAAAAAAATCCCCGACTACTATATGTAGCGGGGAAAATATTAGCAATTCTTCACCTAAGAATTTTCCAAGTAGATTTTGCAAAAGGTTTCAGATTAACCCACTTGGCGTAGTGGACTCCTCGATACGTCAAGAACGCGAAAGTTCTATCAGGATCGTGTCTGTCTGGATCATAGTTAGGAAGATCATAACAAAGTTTGATCTTCACCATGACTACCCCCTCTGCAGCAGGAGGATCTCGCCGTAGATCAGACCAAAAAACGCGACTGTAAAAAGGGATACGCTCCCGACTACTTGAAGTGCAAGCATCTTACTTGGCGTATACGTGACCGCGATAGCAGTATGTACCATGTGCATCGTTGTGCTCGGCACAATTTACATTGTACTGGACACCGCGATATGCAGTATGGGAGATTTGAGCATCGTGAAGAGCTGCAGCTTTCTCGATTTGCTTCTTGATGATAGTAAGTGTGTTCATGAATTTACTCCTGAAATACTAGGGATTTTTGCCCCGTTCCTTCAGTCGTTTGCGTCCCATGGACAATGAGGTGTTGCTTCCTTTAAGGTCTCAACAATCTCTACTTTGATTTCATTACTTATATGCTGATGTGCATCAAGGCGTCTGAGTATCTCAGCAGCATCGGTGCATTGAATATCCGCGTAAAGTAATAGATCAAACATGGGATGAACGCTCCGTTCCGCGACTTACTTGCGTCCTATGTATACAACTCGTCGCACTGACCTTCAACTTTCGACTTGAAATAATTGATAAGACCCCACTTCGATCGTTGATCGATGTCGTCCCTCATCTGAGTTTCAACTGCAAGTTGTTGGAACCTTTCACAAGACATATGCCACCCGTAAGGTGACGCATCATGATTGGCTAAGGTCATTGCCAGCAAAGTTGCTAACATGGATGAACGTAATTATTAGTATACACTAACAATTCTATTTACGCAACTAATTAGGTTACATTTGATACAGTTTTACAATATCTTAATAAGATGGTCCGAACCATCCAACTAAAATATACTTGTCCTCGTCTGGAGCAACCACTCCTTTATGTGGATGAGTAACTCCAGATGGAAAAAAGATAGTCTTACCTGCTACTGCTTGTTCAGTATGATCCATGTGTGGAAACTGTGTACCACCACCGTTATCAACAGTATTCAAATACGTAATGTATCCAATGATTCTGTTACAGGTAGAGTTTGAGTAACTATCAATATGTTCCTGGAAGTAACCACCACCAGGAGGATAGTGTTGGATCTGTGGTAGTCCCAACATCCTCAGTTGGTAGTAACCCAAGTGTACACTATCAAGATAGTCTTGGCAAGATTCGTCAATGTGCTTGAGATAATAATCCATACCAAACTCATGCAAGTCAAACATGGGTAAGGACTCAAGATACACGTCCTCACTATCCTTCATGGTTTTATCGACAACTCCCATGCCAACTTTTCCTGGCACAACGAAGTCCATGTCTTTGCACATATCAAAAAGTTTTATGGCACCCTCTACAGTCTCTTGGGGGCACTCATATGATCTAACGTATGATGTAAGGTTCATTTCAATCGGTTGTAATCATTTAGCATTGCCTGAAGTGCCCAGGCATCAGTCAGTTTCTTTGGACCCTCTGTCAAAAGCTTTATTTGAAATGCTGATAGACCAGCCTTCATCTCCAAATACTCCTTCCTCCACGATCTCGGGTTCTTCTCTGTCATTTTCTTCCCACTGTTTTTTGATTTCCTCAACTTGATTGTCTACGGAATCCATTTCCATTTTGACTTTTTCATCAACCCAGGTGTTCCATAACCACTCTAAAACACCAAGGGCAAGATGGTTGACAGGAAACTTTTGTTTCTTTGCCCATCTCTTACCCTTGGTGTACCAGTTGTCTTCACCACCCCAGTGGTGTTCAAATTTAAAGTGAAAACCCTGCGAAGGTTTCTGCTTGGACATCTTGTTTGATACCTCCAATGACATAGGACTCAATCTCAGTCTCCTGAGGTGCGTTCTGCTGCCCCTTAGAGTTCAACCAATACTGCGTCCATGGCAAAGGATTGTTTCTCTGAGCAACATCGTAGATAGGATCGAAACCAATTGACTTGAGACGACGATTAGCAGTCCACTCAACGTACTGAGTCAGGAGTTTGTCATTGAGACCAATCATAGATCCATCTTTGAACAGATACTCTGCCCAGGATCTCTCCTCGTCCACAGCATCCTTATACATTTGGATTACATTGTCCCTTTCTTCCTCAGCGATTTTAACCATGTCTGGATCGTCGCCTTTGTGCCAGTTTCGGATGATGTTTTGAGTAAGGACAAGATGCTGGCTTTCATCTCTGGCGATAAGAGAGATAATTTTAGCGGATCCTTCCATAATTTTGAGTTCACCAAACGCAAACGAGCAAGCGAAGGAGACATAGAACCTAATGCCTTCAAGAATGTTGACGTTGATGATTGCTTTGTATAGTTTTCTTTTGAGGTCATAGCGTTCCCACTGAGCGGATGGAGAGTCTTTCCAATCCGACTTCCACATGTTCCCTGTACCATACTGTTGAGCAGCTTCAATGAGATCATTATAGGCTGCTGTGACTGTAGTTGCGCGGTCTAAAATCTTACGATCATCTAAAATTGTATCGAAGACTTCACTTGGATCGGGATATACGTTTTTGATGATATGTGTATATGAACGGGAGTGGATCATCTCCATCATCTCCCACACGGTCATAGCAGATTCGAGTTCAGGTAAGCTACAGTAAGGGATAAAAGCCATCCCAGGACCACGCCCTTGTACAGAGTCCAGCATAACTTGGTACTTAAGATTGCTGGTAAAAATGTGCTTTTGTTCTGGCGTGAGAGTCTGATAATCAGCTCTGTCTTTCTGGAGAGATACCTCTTCAGGTCTCCAGAAATAACCAAGTTGCGTCTGTGTGAGTTTGTCAAAGATAGGATATTTGTAATTGTCATACCTCTGGAGACCCAGAGGAGCACCGAAGAACATCGGTTGCTTTTTAATGTCTACGTGTTTCGTGTTGAGAACTGTCATACCATCGATGCTGTTCTTCTGTGCGGGTGTTCTTAGAAATTCCATTCGTTACTAAATTTTACAGGACTCACAATCTTCATCTGCAGACTCAAGTTCCGTTAGCAGGGACTCAAGTTCGTTTTTCTTTTGGTCTAAATCTTCATCAGCATCTTTCTTAGCGTCATAGGTGTTCTGGTAATAGGAAGTCTTCCAACCGTACTTATATGTATTTAAAAAGTCGGTTGCCATCACTGAGACAGGGACTTCGTTGTCGGGATAGTTCTCTGGATTGTAAGACCAGTTGCCGCTGATTGCTTGGTCGAAGAACTTTTGCATGACCGCAACAACATTGATGTACCCAGTGTTACTAGGCATATCCCATAGAAGAGTGTAAGCACTCTTAAGGCTGTGGTATTGTGGAACAATTTGTTTAAGCGGTCCCTTTTTACTTTTCTTAACGGACAAGTAGTCTCTAGGTGGTTCGATTCCGTTTGTGGCATTAGACACAACGGAACTGCTCTCCGAAGGCATTTGTGCGGACAATGTTGAGTGCCTAAGACCGTAGGTGGCGATAGACTCTCTAAGACTTTCCCAATCATATTCTAACTCGTTAGGGACTAATTCGTCCACTTCCTTTTTATATGTATCAATAGGAAGAATTCCATCAGCGTACTTAGTCTGTTGGAATCCATCACAAGCACCCTTCTCCTTCGCAATCTGATTAGAGGTCTTCAACAAATAATATTGGAATGCCTCGGTAAGATCATGAACAAGTTTCCATGCCTCTGGAGAATCATACTTGACCTTGTTCTTAGCAAGGTAGTGTGCAAGACCAATGTATCCGATGCCTAGAGAACGTCTAGAGAGCGTTGAACGACGTGCTGCTGCTACTGGGTACTCTTGGTAGTCAATCAACTCCTCAAGACCACGTACAGCAAGATCACAGATCTCTTCAAGTTCTTCTTTCTTAGAAATTTTACCAACGTTAATAGCAGAAAGAATGCAAAGAGCAATCTCTCCTGCCTCATCATCAATGTGGTTGATAGGATCTGTAGGCAAAGTGATCTCTTGACAGAGATTACTCATGTTCACCTTGTCCTTGAAAGAAGAGTGAGAGTTACAATGGTCAATGTTCATAAGATACAAACGACCAGTCTCAGCACGCTCCTTCAGGATATCCAGGATAAGTTCTTGAGCGCCGACAGTTTTTCTTGGAATAGACTGATCTCGTTCATAACGAATATAAAGCTCGTCAAACTCATCAGTGCCAAAAGCATCATAAAGACCTGGAACATCGTGAGGTGAGAAGAGGGAGATCTCTTGGTTTTGGATGAATCTTGCGTAGAAGAGTTTGCTGATTTGGATTGAGTAGTCAAGTTTTCTGACACGATTGTCTTCTGTACCTTTGTTATTTTTTAAGACGATGATGTCTTCTATTTCTTGGTGCCAAATGGGAAAATGGACTGTCGCGCTTCCACCTCGGATGCCGTTTTGAGTACAGCATCGGACAGTCGCCTCAAACTTTTTGAGAAACGGGACGACGCCTGTGTGTTGAACTTCTCCGCCTCTGATTTTAGCGTTGATGCCCCTGATGCGACCCGCGTTGATACCGATACCCGCCCTTTGTGCAACGTATCTGCCAATAGCCATATCAGAGCTAAAGATAGAATCGAGGGTGTCATCAACATCAACAAGAACACAGCTAGCAAACTGTCGAAGCGGAGTTCTAACCCCTCCCATGACAGGTGTGGGAATGTTGATTTTGTGTTTTGAGATTGCGTTGTAGTATCTGTGGACATACTCCAGTCTAGTTTCCTTGGGATAATTTTGGAATAGAGTTGCCGCGATCATAATGTACATAAGTTGCGGTGTCTCGTAGTGAGTGTTTGAACTACGGTCCTGCACCAAATACTTATCTACCACCTGACGCATACCTGCATAGGTGAATAAGAAATCACGATCATGGTCAATATATTTATTTAAGACATCCCATTCTTCTGGAGAATATTTTTTAACAATCCCAGATTCGTATACTCCTTTTTCAACACAATCTTTTACGTGGTCTAGAAGTGTAGGATGATTGTCAGGATGCTCTCCGTATACAGACTTCCTCAAACCAAACAGTAGTAGTCTGGCAGCAACGAACTGATAATTAGGATGATCAAGATCAATCAGGTCACTAGCAGAGCGGACCAGGATCTCTTGGATCTGTGCTGTTTGAATATTATCGAAGAACTGGAGACCACTACTGATCTCTACTTGCGACGCAGAGACCCCTGCAAGACCCTCACAAGCGAGTTCCACCATCTTATGGACCTTATCAAGGTTGATCGATTCAGTACGACCATCTCGCTTGACAACTTTGATTCCGTTACTCATACTTTCCAACTACTAAGTTTTAACTGGGCTTCTAAACCTTGATAGATATTAGATTCTATCACATCTTTGACATTAATGCCAGAGTTCACCATGTCATTTAGGTCCTTCTCTCGAAGGTTCTTGGGGAAGATCACTACTCTATGACCTTGCTGGGCGGCTCTTGTAATCTTCTCAACAATCTGTTTGTTTCTTGGTTCGTTGTCGTAGACGAATACAAACTGATAATCCAGATGGCGCAGGTCAACATCGCTACCGCACATGGCAATGCTATTGGGGATAAAGAATGAATCGAATGGTCCTTCTGTGACATAAACAGTTTCCTCTGGGTTTATTCTATCAAGTCCAAATATTTTTGGAGCATCTTCATCGAGCATCACTGTGATGTAACGCATCTTTGCATTAAAGTCTATCGATCTACCTTGGTAACCAAAGAGATTGCCTTGTTCATCTATTAAAGGAATGATAATACGACCATCATCATTACTGGTATCCGCAAAGACTTGTTTTTGTTTGTTTGTCCATTCCTTAAAGTTAGGACAGTAGTATAGTCTATCGAATTGTTCTTCTGGGATACCACGACCGAGCAAATATGCCCGTGCCAGGTGAGAAATATTTAGCTC